CGAACCTCTACCAGACAGGAGTAGGTTAGAATATTATGGCTAGACGAGAACTTATAAATGCGATTCTTCAATCGTTTCAAAAATTAGGTGGTAATCTTAATGATGTCCTTGGAACTAAAACTAACGTAAGTTTTTTAGGAAAAGGTAAATCACCAGAGCTGATGTTAGACATGGACATCAACGAAGAAGCGCTAGCTGTATTACCACAATCAAAAGCAGTAGAAGAATTAACAAATTCTGTCGGCTATGCAGTCGGAAATAAACTTAACGATATTCAAGCAAACAAATTATTATCTAATATGAAAAAGATGGAGAATGTTTATTTTCCACCTGCAGCGCCAGCCAATATCACAGACCTTGCGACAGGAACTAGAAACTTAGATCAAGAGGGTTTGATGTCTTTAAGAGCAGCGGCAGAAGATTTACCACCTCCAGGTTCGCGTGGTGGACCAGACGATATAGCAGCACCATTTTCAGGTGCAGGTTTAGAAGCGATAAAAAATGTTAAAGGCAGTAATTTAATTGTAGATGACATTGTAAATAAAATTTATTTAAACGCAGGTGTGTCTGCAAACGCTCAACCAGTTGCAAGAGCAAATGCTAGAGAATTTTTAAATAGAGTAAAAGATTTAGAAGATCCAACTTTTCCAAGTGGCACAACTTTATCATCAATTATGGAAGCAGACGATTTTAAATTTATGACTGAAGGTGGAGGTGGAGGATTAGGTGATCCATTGTTATTAGTACAAAAATATTTTGGACCAAAAGTTGCAACTGCTGTTGCAAAATTAGAAAACACAAACGACATTCAAAAATTTGCAGAAAGACTTGTAGGAGTTAAAGATGGCAGAGGTAGATCAATTACTGACAGAGGTTTTGATCCACAAACAGTTAACCCAGAAGACTTTGAGTTTTCAGACGGGGGACGTGTAGGTTACATGGCCGGCATGTTAGTTAGAGGTGGCAAGATAGGTTATCAAGCTTTACGTAAATATGGTATTGAAGGTAGAGACATATCAAGATTGTTTGCAAGTTTAGGAACCGATAAAAGTTTAGTTGGTAAAGAGAAGACAGCATACTTTAAACAATTGCATAAAGTATTAAGAGACCCAGATGCATTTCCAGATGAGATTATGGATATTCAAAAACAACTTGGCCTAGACGTAGGACTTGGATTTAAAAGTGGTGGCCTAGCTAAGATCCTGGAGGTCTAATGGCATTATTTAAATCTTCAGACGGAACTCAAACTTTTTCAACAGTAAAGACTCCAACTTATAAATATAAAAAAGGAAACCAGTTTAGAACCTTTTATAGTAAAACACCTGGATCAATTCCAACAGAGGCAAACATTGCTGCAATGGCAAGAAAATCAGAAGCTTCATATAAAGTATATGAAGATAGGTTTGGTAAAAATTTATTAGATAAAATTTCATTAAAAATGAATGGTAAAAAATTTAGAGATTTAGATAAGGAGACTACTTTAAAAAGTTTTAAAAGGAAACTTGATAAATATGAAGATTTTATAATAAAAAATAAACGATACCCTAGTCAAGCTGAGGCTTTTCAAATTGGTATGCAGAGAGCTGGTAGGAAAAAAGTAGGCCTTGGTAAATCAGGTATTACAGGAAATATTAAAAAGTTTGTTGATGATACTTATTCAAAAGGAATAGGTGGATCAACTTATATTGCAAAAGAATTAGCAAAACCTCCATATAACTTTAAAATAAATTCCTCTCAAGTTAGACAGTATATAACAGAAGAAGTAGAGGCAGGTAGATTAAAAAGACCAAAAAAATTTAAGACACAAGAGCCTGATCCAACATTACCAAAAGACAGATATTTTAAAGTTAGACCTGTAACAGAAAGAGACAAAAGAGGTTTTACTGTTGGTAGAAGTGGTACAGAGGTAAAAGCACCTAGTTGGGCAAAGTTTAAAGTTACTTATAAATCACCTAGAGAGTCATCCAATACTTTAATACCTGAAAAATATTTTGGAACTCAATATTATAAAACTGAAGAGTCAGCAATAAAAGCATTAAACGCTAGAAAAAAATTAGATTTAAGTAGAACAGATGAAGCGGTAAGAGTTGTAAACAAACTTCTTAAAAAAGATCCTGACCTTGCAACTGATATAAAAACATTAGCACAAGAAGTTTATGGAACTGCGGAAGGGTCAACTAATTTAGCAAAAGAATTAGACCTGGAAAGAAAGATGAGATCTGTTGCAACAGACGTTACTAGATTACAAGAACAATTAGCTGGAAGAATACAAGGCTTTGAAACAAAAAATATTTCAAGATTAATTTTACCTACAGGTAAATTAGCAGAAAATATTCTTACAGATATTACTGTTAATACAGACATAGGAAGATTTGGTGGAACTGAGATTAGAAACTCTAGAATGAGAATCATATCTGGAATTTTAAATGAAGGAGAAGGTAAATTTAAATCTTTAAGAAATAAAGTTACAAAATTTGTAGCAAGTGGACAACATTTAGATGAGGTTGCTGGTATTGGTGCAACGTATGATGTCGCTCCTGGTTATGCTTCTTTTGCACAAAGTATACCTGATAAAGTTAACTTGGCTAAAAGAAGTGCTATTGACTTAGATTTTGCAAGATTACTTCGACAAGCTGTTACTGATCAAACAGGTCCTAAAACTTATCAAGGAGTAAAATACAATACACTTGGAGAAGCCATAAATGCTTACAATAAATTTTCTAAAGACTTTGCAAAAGAAAATAAAATATTTGCTCCAACTATAGAATACAGTCCTGGTAAAAAATTAGATCCTGCTAAGTTTGCACCAAACTTTACTGCACTTAGACCTGAAGCAAAAGCAAACGTTCTAGAATTAGCAGAAAGAGGAATAGGTGTGGGTGTTGGTAAAGCAATGCCATTTGAAAAAATGTTAAGTGAAATATCAAAATTAAAACCTGGATCAAAAGCTTATAAAACAATTTGTATGCTTGGAAGATTTGAAGGTGGGGCTGTTCAAGATTGTGTTAACAGGGTTGCACAAGAACCAGAAAAATTTGCAAACAAATTTAAAAATATTACTGCAGAAAGTGGTCCACTTGCAAAAATTAAAAACGCATCAATAGGATTTTTAAAATCACCAGGTTTTAAAACATTTAGTGTAGCAGGACTTGCCGGTGGAGCTGCAGCCGCACTCGTAAAAGAATTTAGAAATGACGATCCAACAACTTATTTATCAAACGAAGATCAACAAAAAAATATGTTGGTTGATATGGTTACTCAACCAATTGCACCAGGATTTTCAAGACCAGATATTTTAGATTATCAACTGCCTGCAGTTGGAGCATCGATAGCTGCATCAACAGCTCTTGCTGCACCTTCAACAATTAAGGCTAGTAGATCAAGAGGACTAGGTGTTGAACAAAAAGGAATAATAAAAACAAGTGGAAGAGTATTAGGTAGAGGACTTGGTGTTGCAGCATCACCAGGTGTATTAGCACCACTAGCTGCATTAGATATTACACGACAGGTATCTGAGGGTGACTCACTAGCAGATATTGCAACAGATCCTATTAATTACACATATCCAATATTTGCTGAACAAACAGATAGATTAACAAAAGGATTGCCTTCAGCATTTAGAAAATTTGCTAGATTAGGTATGTCTAAACCAGCGTTAAGATTACTATCAAGAGCAGGTATAGCTGGACTTGGTGCATCTTTAGCAATACAAGGAATAGGGTTATTAGATGACTAAAAAATTAACAACTACGATACCACCAGAAAGAGGACCTCATCCACAGGGGTTGAATGTTCCTGGAAAAAGGACTATAGTGGTTTCGAACTCGGAGAAAAATAATGTCAGAAATAGACAAGTCTTTACCCAACGTAAAGCAAAAAATAGAATTACCTAGTGAAGAAGAGATTGTAGAAGCATCTCAAGCAAACGTAGAAGAACAAGTTGGACCAGAAGATATTCAAGTAACACAAGAAGAAGATGGTGGTGCAACAATTAGTTTTGATCCAGAAGCTGTCAACCAACCAGGCACAAACGAACATTTTGATAATCTAGCAGATTTATTGCCCGAAGATGTATTAGGAAGTTTAGGATCTAGTCTTTACGAAAACTATATTCAATACAAAGCATCTAGAAAAGATTGGGAAGACTCCTACACAAAAGGTTTAGATTTATTAGGATTTAAATATGAAAACAGATCTCAACCATTTGCAAATGCAAGTGGTGCAACTCACCCTGTATTAGCTGAAGCGGTGACACAGTTTCAAGCACATGCTTACAAAGAATTACTTCCAGCGACTGGTCCAGTACACACTCAAATTATGGGTGTAATAAATAAACAAAAAGAAGACCAGTCCACACGAGTAAAAAATTTCATGAACTATCAACTCATGAATAAGATGAAAGAGTATGAACCCGAGTTCGATCAGTTACTTTTTTATCTCCCTCTTAGCGGCTCTGCTTTTAAGAAAGTTTATTACGATGAACTTCTTGACAGAGCCGTGTCTAAATTTGTTCCGGCAGATGATCTGATAGTTCCATATACTGCAACATCTTTAGAAGATGCAGAAGCAGTTGTGCATGTTTTAAAAATGTCTGAAAATGATTTAAGAAAGAAACAGGTGTCTGGTTTTTATAGAGATATAGAAATTACGCCAGGTTACTCACAAGAAACAGAAGTTGATAAAAAAGAAAGAGAATTAGAAGGTGTTAAAAAAACTAGAGATGAACAAATGTTTACAATTCTAGAATTTCACACAAACATAGATCTAGAGGGTTTTGAAGATAAAGACGAAGAACAAAATCCGACAGGAATAAAACTTCCATACATTGTAACTATTGATACAAGTTCTAGAGAAGTTTTATCAATAAGAAGAAACTATAAAGCAGAAGACCCATTAAAAAATAAAATTGAATATTTTGTTCATTTTAAATTTTTACCGGGACTAGGTTTTTATGGATTTGGCTTAATCCACATGATTGGTGGATTATCAAGAACTGCAACGAATGCACTTAGACAGTTGTTAGATGCTGGTACTTTTTCAAACATGCCAGCTGGATTTAAACAACGTGG